AGTCCAGAGAGTTTTTCCCTGGGCTGAAAGAAGTTTATGAAGACTCAGATATTGAGATTATTTATAACGGGAATTGGATGGAGCAGTATGGTAAGACTGTCTTCATGCATCCAAAAGCGTGCAAGAGTGCTATCTTGGGGACATCCGAAAAAGCATATACCTATCTCATGCAAAGCGGAAATTGTGATTTCGACGCCATTGTGATGGCGCATACGCATAAGGTTGGCTTTGCTTCCTATGGTGACCGTGCTTTGATTGAGCAGGGCTGTCTCTGTAAGGAGCAAGAGTACGCTACCAATGGCAAGTTGTTGCGGCCTCAGTCGAACGGATATGTGTATCTGGTTCAGAACGAAGATGGTTCTTATAACCATGAGTTGACGAGATTGGAGTGGGTCCGTGACGCTCACTAACAGACGAGGTGATGTTCATGGCGAACAAGAAAGACACCTCAACAGGCAATAAGAGCAACGTCCAACCGGACATTTTTAAATACCTTCCTCAGAGCACTCCCGAAGTGTCTGCGGCTGCGACAGAGCGTGAGAAGTTTCGATGCTGCTCATGCGGTGGCCGATTCACATCTCAGGAGCAAAACTTTAGCGTAGTGCGTGTAGGCACTTATGCTGGCAATAATTATCGGATTCCAATGTGCCGTTCATGCGCGGGCAATCTATTCCAGCACTATGTCGATGCTTATGGTGGAGACAAGTTCAAGGCTTTATATCGTATGTGCCAACAATGGAACGCATACTATAATGAGCCTTTGGCCCAAGAAGCGATTGACGAAGCAAAGCATGAGAGTGTTTGGGAACTGTATTTAGATAAGGTACGCCGCAAGTGCAAGAATAAAAGTTTTGACACTACCATCTATGAGGAAGACGCATTGCCTAAAGAAGAGGCAATCAGCATGATTGGAGACGCCCTGGAAGAAGCCCGTAGAGTTTGGGGCTATGGCGTTGACAGCGCAGAAGATTACCAGTGGCTTGACTACTCCTATGCTTCTTGGGTATCTCGTACGGTAGTCGATTCTGTGTCGCGTGAGAAGAATGTGCGGCAGCTTTGTATGTTAGAGTTGCAAATGAACAAATCTTTAGCGCGAGGCGATATTGCTACCTACGAAAAGTTAAACCAAACCTTTTTGAAGGTGCAGAGTAGCGCGAACTTACAGCCTAAGCAATCAGATGCCGCTGATAAAGACGGTGAGAAGCCATTGGGTGTCATGTTCAAGTTGATTGAAGATGAAGACCCCATACCAGACCCATTAGAAGAGTGGAATACTTATGGCATTGCATATATGTTCACTGTCTATTTTATTGGGCATTTGATGGCGATGCTAGGCTTAAAGAATCGCTATGCAGATATGTACCATGCTGAAATGGAAAAGTATCGTGTGGACATTCCTGATTTGGAAGAGTCTGATGACGAAGATGTTTTTGATTATATCATGAATAATAATGTGTTGCCAAACACAGACGATGACGACGAATAAGTAGGTGGCGCTATGACAACTACTTATCAAACGCCAGAAGAAAAAATCACACGATTGTACCGTCAAATGGGAAAATGGTGTTCGTTCTGGCGGTTCTTTCCCCATCGGTGTGCGCAAGATTACTTGGGCATCCAATGGTTGGCTAACTTTCAAAAAGCATTATTATTTGCTTTCTTCCATTTCACATACTTAATGATTATTGCAAGCCGTGGTATGGGCAAGTCATTGATTGTGGCTTTGACTTGTGTATTGAAATGCATTCTTTACCCTGGCATTCAAATTGTGATTGCCGCCGGTAATAGAGGGCAGTCCATCAACGTGCTGAACAAAATCATAGATGAATTTTTACCGCAGTCAAATAACTTAGCTGCTGAGATAGAGGACTGGTCTGTATCGCCCCAGAACGCCTATATTAAGTTCCATAACGGTTCTCAAATTAAGGTCGTGACGGCAAAGCAGTCAGCCCGTAGCGCTCGTGCGCATTTGGTTATTTGCGATGAGTTCATTCAAATTCCTCTGGCAGTTATCACTGGCGTTTTGAGAAAGTTCAAGGCCGGTGAGCGGACGCCAGGTTTTTATCGCAAGAAAAAGTACAAGAATGTCCCTAAGGACCGTAACGGTGAAATCTATATTAGTTCTGCCGGTTATAAATATCACTGGGGATATGCAAAGTTTAAGTCGTTCTTTAAGTCAATGATAAAGGGCGAGTCCTATGCTGTATTTGGATTCCCCTATCAGCTTCCGGTGTCAGCTGGATATTACCCTGCTGAACAGATTCGTGAAGAAATGCAAGAAGATGATTTTGATGAAATCATGTGGAGCATGGAAATGGATTCACTGTGGTATGGACAGTCATCCAATGCATTCTTTGCGTATGAAGATTTAGACCGCGCAAGACGAGTCGAACGTGCGATTTATCCACGCCCATACTATCTACTATTAAATAGTGACCGTGTGAAATACATCCCGAAAGCAGCTGGTGAAGTCCGCATTCTGGCGGCTGATATTGCCGTCATGGGCGGCAATAAGAATGACGCCACCTGTTTATCGGTGTTGCAGTTGATTCCAACTGGTAGCGGCCAATTCATTCGAAACCTTGTCTATATGGAGACGATTGAGGGTGGCCACAGCATGAACCAAGCTGTGCGCATTCGGCAACTGTATGACGACCTTGATATTGATTGGGTCGTCGTCGATACGAATGGCGCTGGCATGGGTATTTATGACGCATTGGTCATTGCGCTTTACGATGAGGAACGCGGCACGACATATGAGCCATGGAGCTGTAAAAACGATAGCGACATGGCGGCTCGGTGTGCAGACCCAGATGCTCCTAAGGTGATTTATAGCATCAAGGCTACAGCAGCGTTTAACTCAGACGCGGCATCATCCATGAGAGACTGTATCCGTCGTGGTAAGTTGCGCTTGCTACAGGATATCACAGAAGGCATGGCGTATCTGAAAAAGCGTGATGCCTATAAAGGTTTGTCTGCCGAAGACCAATTGATTTTTGAAGCGCCTTACTTGCAGACAGATGCTTTAATCAATGAAACAGTGAATCTGTCCTATGAAATCACAGGACAAAACAAAATCAAAGTTTCCGAAGCATCTGGTATGCGTAAAGACCGCTACTCTTCTGTCTCTTATGCGAATGCAATCGCCAATGAGATTGAAAGAGACTTGCGTAAGCGAGTAGATGATATGACTTTTAAAGACGCTCCACGCTGCGTTAGCAGAGTTACTTTTTAATAGGACTTATGATTGCCAATAACAACTATAAAGCAGGCGGGAACTCCCGTCTGCTTGTTTTATAAGGAGGTGCGAAATGTCGCAAGAGGAAGATTTTGATGTGATAATCGCATCTCAGGACACAAGCACGGATGCGGTCGTTTTGACAAGCTCTCAGCAGGCCGAGAAGTGGCTTTCTGAGGCGTTAAAGACATACGACCCAGCGAATAGTGCCTACTCTACAGTGCTGTCAGAAGGCTCCTCATCCAGTGACACTACCATTAGTGACCTAGAGGATTTGGCTGACGGGGCGCAGAGTTCATTAACTTCCATTACGCAAATCAACGCCATTATTCGGAAGTATATCAACATGGATGATATCATTGGCCATGTGTATGATAGCGTGTTGACAAACGTGAATGCGGAGTATCAAATGACTTGGCGCAACTTTGAAGACAATAAATCAAAGACTAAGAAGTTGGCCAAAGTTAAAGCGCTGATTGAAGATTTTAATCAGCAAATCAATGTAGAGCGTTTGATTTGCGAAGCTGTTCCCATTACTTATGCGGAGGGCAACTATCTAATGACATTGCGTCAGAAGGATACGAACTGGGTCGTAGACTATTTGCCATTGGGCGTTGGTCTTATCAGTGACTATTCCAGCAACGGGCGTCCGATTCTATTGGTACAAATGAGTGAGTTGAAGGGTAGAATCCGTAAGACAAACCTCAAAAACAAAAAGAATCAGCCGTTGTTCTATGATGATACAGCAAAAGAGATTCAAGAGACCTTCCCGCAGGAAGTATATGATGCTTATCAGGCCAATGATACCTATGCAAAGTTGAATCCAGACTATACTGGCGCAATGCGTATTAACAATATGGGACGGAAGTATGGCGTCTCCCCTATTTTCAAGGCGCTAAAGCCCACATTGATGTTGGACACATATGCGAACACGGATGTAACATTGGCCAAGTCTAAGGCGAAGAAAATTATCCATCAGCGTCTCCGGGCAGAAGTCCTCGGTGACGATGGAACACATAATGGCTTTGAAATCATGGCCTATGCACATCAGTGTTTTATGCAGGCTTGGCAGAACCCTACGGTTGTATATACCTCCCCTGCTGCGGTTGAAAAGATTGAATATGTAGAGAGCGCTATTGAAGATACAAGCACTGACAAAGTGAAGTATTATCGTGAGCGCGTGTACAGTTCACTGGGAATCAACTTCCTGATGAGTACCGAAATGTCTGCGACACTGGCGAAAATTTCTTTGTCGCAGTTGATGAAGAACATTGATAAGATTGCGCGGCAGTTGGAAGATGTTCTGAATAACTGGTATAAGACAGTAGTTTTGCTGAATGGCTATGATTTGGAACTATGTCCAACCATTCATATTCTGAACTCCGAGCAAATGGAATGGGATATGAAGAAAGATTTGGCGTCTTTCCTGTTTAGCACGGTGGGTGCTTCTTATGAAACGACCTTGGATGTACTAGGGTATAACGCGCTTGATGAGTACCAGAGACGGCTTTCTGAGAATGAAGCTGATTATGC